ATGGATGCCTCGTCTATTTACGACATCCTGTACAATCAGCTTCATTTTTTGCCGTCCACAATTTTTGAGTTTGGCAATGTTTATCAAGACCAAGTTCAACCTGTTTACATCTGGAACACGACAGATCATGCAATAACGGTCGATTCTTTGGTGTCAGAGAATCCAGAAGGTTCCGCGTTTGAATTAGGGCTTGATGTACTGCCACCGCTATCGACGCGCGAAGGCACTCTCTATGTTTACCGGTCCGGGCCTGCACAGACAAACGCAACGTATGTCTTGCAAACGTCCGTGCGGACGATCACCGTCGTTGTCACGTGTAGCCGTGTTATTATCTTCCCATTGTTGCCTAATTGGGCCAGCCAGAACAAAATTGGCTACACGTTTGAAACTGTTGTTGAGCAAAACACAAGGCTGTATGAGCAACGGCGGGCGTTAACGCTTAAGCCTCTTCGCACAGCATCGTTTTCTGTCACCGAGAACGGCGGAAATATCCAGAAGATGCGCAACCTGATGATGTATGGTGATGGCAAAACGTATCTTGTTCCTCTTTTTGCGGAGCCGATCAATGTCGTGTCTGCAACAGCCAATACGCTGACAACAGATAGCGAGATTGCGCTGTTTTGGAACCTTGTGCGACTGTGCAAGATCATTGTTATTTACGATCTTGAGGCTGGAGAGATCGTTGGAGCAGAGACGGAGGCAGTTGATACAGAGACTGGTGTGATAAGGCTTGCCAAGGATTTGTCGTTTGTTCCGACTGCGGGGAAGACTGTCGCTTTCCCCGGCATCATCGCGACGTTGGGGGCGATCAAAGAAGACTCCTTGAGCGACAGTATCGGCACTGTTTCACTATCGTTCGTTGAGTTTCCCGGGATCGACCAGCCGACGTTGACGGACCTGCCGGACCCGCCAGCGTATTTCCCTTTGCTGGCCGATTGGGGTGATGAGCCAACGTTTGGGTTTGAGCCGACCCAACAGCTTGTGATGTACTCTGGCACGGCAGCGGGCCTATATTCTCGCGGGGTCCTCCCCCCGGCGACTGTATCGGCAGGATTCAAGGCGTTATCTCGCAGCGAGATGGTTGCGCTTCTGGATTTTTTCTGCTCGATGCGTGGTCGAACCCATGATTTTCTGTTCCGCGCTCCGCACAACGAATTTAGGCTCTTGGAAGACATCTTGCCGGACGATGGCGAGGCCACTGTCGAAGACAACGGATTTGACATGATCTTTGACGCCTCGCGCCCACAGCGCATTTGGATTATGGGACCGGGTGGAACGATTTATGATCGAGAGATAAGGCATGCAGTATCAGGAAACGATGGCACGATGAGTATAGGCTTTAACGAGACATTGGGCGTAACAATCCCGGCCGGATCGTTCATCGGCAAGACGTATTTTTGCCGGTTTTCCAAAGACGCGATGGAAATTGAATATCTTTCAGATGCTGTTTGTGAAACGCAAATGTCATTTTACGAACTGATACACGAGGAGACGGAGTTATGACGGTCGAATCCGAAGCACAAAACGCGGTGATGAAGCCGTTTGTTGAGCTGTTTGTTATCGACTCCGGCGATAGTAAATCTCTCTACACGACCGGACGGGAGAAAGTGGAGTTTCCGGGGCAGGTTTTCGTTCCTGCTCCCATCAAGCGGAGTGATTTTAGCCAGGATTCGGCGATGTCAGCGACTACGCTGACGATTTCTGCACCCCCGACTGAAGAGCTGACACGGTATCTTCCCAATTATCCGATCCGACCGACTACGGTGACCATCTCCCGGCTGTTTGAAGGCGAGGATGTCGCCTACGAGCTTTTTTTTGGCAGGATCACGTCTGTTTCCCTGGATGACAATGTCGCGACGGCTGAATGCCGGTCTGGATCGGCAATACTCGATGCAGAAGTACCCCGCCTTGTTTATTCGGCAATGTGCCAGAACGATTTGTTCGATGCTGGCTGTGGCCTCATCTCCGCGCATTACTTGACGACCGCTGCCGTCACGGTCGGATCAGACGGAAGCCTGTCGGCCACGGAGTTCGGGGCGAAGCCTGCCGGGTGGTTTACTGGCGGGTACGTTGTGGCGGGTTCGGATATGCGTATGATTGTTCTGCACTCTGGCGACACGTTGTACCTCCAAGTCCCGTTCGATGCCTCTCTGGTGCATGATACGACCGTTGTGCAGGCATACCCGGGATGCGACGGGACACCACAAACATGCAAGAACAAGTTCAACAACGTCCGACCAGGTAGCGGGAAGGGGTTCCTCGGAATGCCGTATATCCCCGAGAGCAACCCGGTCTTGTGGGGGTTCAAATGATGATGCCAGTTTTTGTTGATGATGAGAGATGGGCCGCGATGGAGGCAATTGCAAGATCATGGATTGGCACGCCGTACCGGCATATGCAGTGCGTAAAAGGTCGCGGTGCTGATTGTGCCTTGTTCATCGGTGGGTGTTTCCTGGAAGCTGGCTACCTGACAAGGATTGACAAGCCACGATATTATCCGCGTGATTGGGCCTTGCACACGGACGATGAATATGTCCTCGAAGGCATGTACGAGAACACGCAGAAGAATTTGCTTCCTGGTCTGAAACTGCTTCCGGTCCCGGATTATGAGTATCTGTTGCGGGGTGATTGGGTGGCAATGTCCACAACACGGCGCGGGGTGAAGAACCACGCCTGCATCATGCTCGATGAATGCGCGTTTATCCACGCCTCGGCGCGGTCCGGGGTTGATATATCAGGCATGGATAAGCCGATGAGCAAGAAGTATCTTTGGGGCACAAGGCCCCGGATCGCATACAGGCTGTTCACGGAGGAATAGGATGGGGCTTACTGCTGGCATCATCGCAATAGCGACTGTTGCCGTTTCTGCCGCCGCGATGCTGTTCTACAGGCCGCAAACGGCAAACGTGAACCAGGATGATATGTCCCCGGCAAACCTGGACTCGTTTTCTGTCACGTCTGCATCTGAAGGATCGTGTGTCGCAAAGTGCTATGGCAGGGTGAGGCTTGCCGGAAACATCATCTGGTGGGGAAATTTACGATCTGAAGCCGTGTACGAGGAGGTCGAAACCGGCGGAGGCAAGGGCGGTGGAGGCGGTGGTGGCTCCGAGGATGTCTTGCAGGGCTACAACTATTACATTGACATGTGGCAAGCGGTCTGCTGTGGCCCTGCGACGCTTGAAAAGGTGTACATCAACGACACAGAAACATCTTTGTCATCACGGTGTAGGTCGTATCACTGGAATGACGGGACTGGATCGTATTATCCAACGGCCCCCGGACAGTATGCCTCAAGTCTGCCAGGCATTGCGCACATCTACATCGAAAAGTTTTTTGTTGGCTTCAATGTAACTTCCGTTCCGACGTTGCATTTCGTTGTCAATTCTGTTCCAGATGACATCCCGTTTTCAAACGTTTCGCTGGAGAATGGTATCAATCCGGCGGCGATCTGTTATGACGTGTTGCGGATGGCCGGAGCAACGCTAAGCAACATCAATCTATCGACGTTCTCGGCGGCAGCAACGTATTGGAAAAATGCAGGCTATGGCCTCAATTTTTCCATCACAAAAAAACAGGAGGCCAAAAAGATCATCGAGCAGGTCCTTGGCTATGTCGGCGGGTCCTTTTACGAGATGACCGATGGCACGTTTTCGATCAAAGCAGACGACCCGGACGAGCAAGCCGTGGCCAGCATCGTGGATGAAACAGAATGCACTGATCTGGTTATCAAGCGCAAGACGTGGGATGACACCTATAACTCGTTCACCGGCAAGTACCAGTCTGCCGATATGTCAGAGACGATGCGTGTCGTTGTTGCAAAGAACCCCGCGTCCATATCGCTGATGGGCAGGACGGTTTCACGGTCGGTCGATCTTACTGGTTTCAGGGATCAGGCCTCCGCTTCAAAACGACTGTGGGAGATTATGAAGCGAGAGAGCTACCCGATTGCAGAGATGGAATGTACGTGCTTCCTCAAGCATATCGGCATAGGCGTCGGCGATATTGTCAAGATCACAAGTGCAAGATACGGTGTAACTGATCTTGAATTTCGCATAACGACAAAAGACATATCACAGATCGACAGCAACTCTGTTAAGTTCCAGGGCGAGCAGGTCACGTCTCGGTTGTACACCAGTACTTTTGATCCGCCACAAACCGGTCCGGTGTGGGTCCCGCCCGATAATGCACCGCAGCCTATTGACCAGACCCTACGCCTGTATGAGCTGCCGAAGAATCCATACACCGAGGAACAATCCGCCCTGCTTGTACTGGCTGCAAGAAGCGGTCAGGAAGACGGTATAAAGGTGTTCAAGTCAAACGACGGGAGCGATTATTACTATCTGACGAAGATAACGGCGTGGGCGCAAAAGGGGACGCTGGTTGAAGACTACCCGAGCGATACTCTGGCCATAGACGATGATATTGGCATTTTGTACGCGACAGAGCGCGAAGATCCCATTTTCCTGTCGTACTCTCGGGCCGATCTGTTCGGCAGGACCCGGCTTGCATTGATTGATGATGAGCTTGTCGGCTTCCAGATTGTTGAGCTGGAAGGGGAATCCGATATTCGCCTCACCGGTGTTGTGCGTGGTCTCTTCAACACGCCAGTCCAGGAGCATACGGCAGGCGCGACAATCTGGCTGTCGGATATCGGCAATGCAATCCTGTCTTTTGATGACGCCTCGGAAGTCTGGCTCAAGTTTTTGCCTGCGTTCTCCACGCAGTCTGTTGAGCTGGACGAGGTGGCTGCTCACCACATCATTTTTGACGCATACGCCAAAAAGCCCTGGCAGGTCACCGGTATTCGTGCAGAGCGAAGCGGAAGCACAGTCACAGTATCGTGGATGCCTTGTGATATAGGGCACGGCGGGGCCGGAATCATCAATGCAGATGCATGCACAGACCAATATCCGTTTGAGTTTGACGGAGACTTTGTTGTCAACGGCGAGACTGTTGCAGCCACGACATATACGATAGAGACCGCAAGTGCGATCACTGTGGAGATAAAGGCCAGAGAAAACGGCCAGCTTTCCGACGCCCGCACGGTATATGTCGGAACGGAAGACGGCATTTATTACGCATAACCAGGAGGATTTATGAGCATTTTGTCACCGACTAACCTCGAAACGACCGAATACGGACAACAGGGGTGGAACGCGATACTTAAGGCCAATGTACAAAGGCTGAATACGCTTTTCAATCGCCTTTGGGCGTTTCTTGACAAAGGGATCGCGAGCGACGGTGAGAGCGATCCTGACAAGCTGGTGGCGTCAAACGATTCACGGCTTTCCGATGCCCGGGAGCCTGTTTCTCACACTCACCCTTGGAACCAAATCATCGATGCGCCGGACTTCGGTGATGCAACAAGCATTGGCGGCGACGAGGTCGACGCGTCGGGCAAAGCTGACGGGAGAGTCCTTGGGTATGATGCCGGGTCCGGGAAGGTGATATACCGGGAGCTCCCGTCAGGATCGGATGCTGGGTCAATTCTTGGCGTCCTGGTCAACGATGCGGCCAAAGCTGACGGCAAAGTCTTGAAATATAACGCCGCAACAAACAAGCTGGAGTATGCCGAAGACGTTGGCGCCGGGACGTCTGTAACGAGCGCGCAGGCAAAAAAATATGCAATCATTTTTGGATAGGAGAACGTTATGACACTGAAATCATGGAATATCTCGAATTTCCCGCGTAAGGCGCTGACGGGTAGCGGGTCCGATTGGGAGGAATCCGCTACCGTAGCCGGTGAATATTACTACACAGGCGGGCTTACGGAAAAACCGAATATTGTTCTGGAGGACGGAACGGAGCTCACAGAAGGTACGCTCGGGGAGCTCGGAGCTGGCGGGTGGGCATGGGGTGACAACGATTCGCTCGGAGACGACACACTGTATGTCAAGCTGACAGATGAGGCTGATCCTGATTCAAAGGGTGTTGGGTATGTTCAGTGCTCGGATCCGATAGAGCTGATGCAGGCGACAAGTGGGCTTGAGTGTATCCTGCTGTCTCTTTTGATAAGCAACTACAGCTATGAAAATGATGCGAATATATGGGTCTTCCACACGACGAGCGCGGGCGTGGTCCGGTTCAAATGGGTACTGGACCTTCCGGCGACCAACTCTCCTTTTGCCCTGGATTCCAAGCTGGTTATGAATGAGGGCGATAAGCTGAAAATCATGGCCGGGATCGAAGAAGTGGCGGTAATCGCAAGCGGGGATGAAAGCTAATGGCTATTTTTAACGTAGGAAATCGGATTATTGAGCCGGGGACGTGGCCGTGGGGGTATCCGAAAGCAAAAAAAGAAGTCGATCACTTTAGCGCTTTGATGTCGAAGAATCCTTACCTTTTATACTACCCGGAATTTCAGGGTGCAGAGGTTGGCTCTTTAGTTGAAGAAATCGTCGACTTGTCAGGAAATTCTCGCCACGGCACTATTAGGTCAACGTCAAACAAACCAGCAATGACTGAAACGGGGATTCTCTTTGATAATAAGCAAGTTTTTGAATGCGGCTCAATAATTGGTCCTGGAGAATATACTTTCTGTCTTCTCGCTTATGGCGAAAATGTAATGAACGTCTTAGGCAGGCACTATGCAGTTTCGGGGCGTTATGGTTTTTCACTAATGAGTGGTACGTATTTCAGCTATTCTACATCAGGCTCCGATTGGTATCAAACGGAAGTTTCCGACACTGGTATTTTTGATTTACCGGCTCATAGAGAAGAATCTTCGCCGTTTGTTGTGGGAACAAGAGGGTACTATGAAGCATCAAACTTTCTTGAGGGCACGTTAAAATCTCTTGCCGTGTACGAAGGGTTCTTATCTGATGGAGACAAGGCTGAAATTCTTAACGCAAGACCTATTTTGTAGGTTTTTTTGCTATGAGGCAACGATGCTATACTACGACAAACAAAAAGAAACCACCACACAAAAGCCCCACCGCCAGGGCGTCCACTTCCCCTGCAAGCCCTCCCGCGAATCCTTCCCCCCGAACCCGTCCAAGGAGCTTTTGGCGCGGCACGGCTTTTTTCCAGCCAAGGACGCGAAGCCGGAATACGATCCCGATACGGAACGAGTTGTGCCTGTTGGGTGGGACAGGGAAGGGAATCAGTACGGAACGTGGTATATCCGGCGATATGAGGTCCAGCCGTTGCCCGAAAGTGAGGTAGCCGCGACCGTCAGGGAAAAGCGAAATGCGCTCCTGACCGAATCCGATAGCCGGGCCCTGCCGGATTACCCGCATGGTGAAGGTGAGCGGGTCCAGTGGCTCACATATCGTCAAGCACTTCGGGACGTGACAAGGCAAGAGGGTTTCCCGTATGCGGTCGAATGGCCGGACAAGCCCTGATCTGGTCACTATCTTGGTCACGAACGAGGACAAAAAGATACAAAAACAGGCAAGAAAAAAGAAAGAATGGCGGGGGAAAGCAAGGGGTTAACATGGCATCCT